ACGGCTCCCGGAACGCCAAAAACCGGGCCAGCAGGCGCTCCCAATGAAGGCGGTAAGCGGGTGTGGACCCGCGCTGAACTCCGCGCCTTGTACGCGAAGAGGAACGAGTATACCCGTCGTGGGAAGCCTATCCCCGACTCCCTCCAGAAGGAGGAACGGGAACTCTCGAAAGCTCTCGCCGAAGGCCGGGTTGTTGGTTAACCGTTTTTTGTTTGAGGAGTAACTGCAATGGCTTATCCTGTAGCTAGTTCCCCGTGGTCTGGGCTTAATCCGACCCCGGCCTACTCGGGTACGTTCATCCCCGAGGTCTGGTCTGGCAAGCTCATCGAGAAGTTCTATGCCGCGACGGTGCTTGGCGCCATCGCGAACACGGACTACGAAGGTGAGATCCGGAACCAAGGCGATCTTGTCAAGATCCGCACGCGTCCGACGATCCAGATCGATAACTACTCTGCCAATCAGGACCTCACGGTTCGTCGGCCGGGTAGCAACATCGTCGAGCTGCTGATCGACAAGGGCAAGTACTTCAATCTCGCGCTCGACGACGTGATGGAGATCCAGTCGGACATCGACCTGCTCTCCACGTGGTCTGAAGATGCTGCCGAGCAGATGAAGATTGCTGTCGACACCGACGTGCTGAACTACCTCGCCACTACCACCGACATCAATACCCTCAATCGGGGCCTTAATGCCGGTAAGGTGACGGGGGACATCAACCTCGGTGAGTACGGCGTGCCGGTGTTCGTCAATTCTGCTTCGCAGGGCACTGGCGCTGGTAACAACAGCTCCAACGACAAGTCCATCACCGACTACATCGTCGAGTGTGGTCAGGTCCTCGACGAGCAGAACATCCCCGAGTCTGGTCGGTGGATGGTCGTGCCCGCGTGGTTCGCTGCGAAGATCAAGAAGTCCGAACTGAAGGATGCCTCGCTGGCCGGCGACGGCACGAGCATCCTGCGGAACGGGCGGATTGGCATGATCGACCGGTTCACGCTGTACCTGTCGAACCTGCTGCTCCCGCAGGACAACTACGACGACGAGTACCCGGTCCTGTTCGGTACCAATGCTGCGCTGACCTTCGCTGCGCAGTTCACCAAGATGGAGACGATCCGCTCCGAGCGGTCCTTCTCCAACCTGCTCCGTGGCCTGCAGGTCTACGGCTACAAGGTGGTGAACGGTGTCGCGATCGGTCGTGGTGTTGTAACCAAGGGCTAAGCCCTGACGAACCCCGGGGGGCTGTGACAGGCCCCCCGGGTTTCTTAACGGGAGGAGCCCATGGCTACGTATCAGACGATCATCGACGATAGCCGGGTTCTGCTTCAGGACACGGTAGACAACCGGTTTTCGGACGCCGACCTCGTAGCCGTACTCAACCGCGGCTTGCTGGAACTTGCACGCCTGCGTCCTGACGCGTTCTACACCCTGTACGACGCGAACTCCCTGAACGTACCTCGCATCACTGCCGGGACCCCCGGCTCTGGCGAGACTGCTCTTTCCGCCGAGGTTGACGTCGAGGATCAGTTCATCCCCGCACTTGTGAACTACGTCGTTGCGGTTACCGAGATCACGAACGACGAGTTCACTGTGGACGGTCGTGCGATGACGTTGCTTCAGCAGTTCCGCTCGACGCTGTTGGGGGTCTGATCATGACCGACTCGGTCTTCCTCGAAGGTACTGGGTGCGAGTGCGATGTCACGCTAGACACGTGGCTCAAGGACGCCCTCCCGCTGACGCCCGGGCTGGTGCGCGCTGTCGCTGCCCGCGAGCTTGTCCTCGCTGCCCGCGAGTTCTTTGAGCGGTCCTACGCGTGGCGCGTGCGCATGTCGAACATCGCTGCTCGGACCGGTGACAAGGAGTACTGGCTTTCGCCGTACGACGAGTTCTCCAACGTGGTGGCTGTCCTTCGTGTCATGTTCAAGCCTACTGACACGAATGCCTACAGTCAGCTAGCGCCGATCGCCGCCCCGCCACTCGAGCCGGACTCGTCCTCGAACAGGCCGGTGGCGTACTACGTCAGCAACCCACCTGACGCCGTCAAGGTCTACCCGCAGCTCGAGTCGGACGGTCTCGGCACGTTGGCTGTGGACGTTGCCCTGACCCCGAAGCAGTCAGTCGAGCACCTGCCCCGCATTGCCGCAATCAAGTTCTACGACGCGATCCTCAACGGGTACTTGGCGAGGGTTCTTCTGCACCCAAACAAGCCGTACTCGAACCTCATTCTTGCCGGTGAGCATCGTCGACGATTCCTGTCGGAGATTGGCCGCTGGCGTTCTGAAGCTGACACCGGTTTCAACGGTACCCAGAACTGGGTGTTCCCCGGTGGCTGGAACGTGGCGCGACGTTAATGACTGCACGTGTTTATCCCGTTGCGGCACAGGCTCTGGTCGACGAGACCCTTGACTGGCAGGGCGGTACTTTCAAGGCGCTGCTCCTCGCGCAAGGCTTCGTGTACAGCGCATCCAACGTGCACCGTAGCGACATAGATGACACGTTCGTAATCGATACAAGCAACGCGATCGACGTACCAGAGGTGACCGGTGAAGGGGATGCTCGAATCTACTCTGCGCGGTCGCCCATAAAGTGGGCGCAGATACTTGATGATCGCTCTGCCTACCATGTAGTCCTGTTCGAGGACACCGGCACGCCTACCACTTCGCGCCTTGTAGCTTACTGGGGGCCTGACAGCATTCTCGGCACTCCACTGGAGCTGAACGGAGAGGACTATTTTCTGTACGCGTATGCGGAGAATGGCGGGTACTTCCGGGTTGTCCCGGGGGAGACAGTGGGCCAGCTCTCTACCACGCCCCTTGCCGCCAACCTGACGCTTGGCGAGACCATTGGTGCGCCAGCTTTGCTGGCCTTCGATGTCTACCTCGGCCGCCGCCTGCTTGCCAGCGATCGTGCGTGCGCACCGCGATCTGGGGTAGAATCCTGCTGCCAGCCGGTGATCTCGAGGTCGTCATGCGCATAGGGGCCTACAGCATCCTTGGGCGTTATGTCCAGCAGCCGAACGAAGTTCGCCGCCGGCTGGTGAACTATTCCCGTTGGCTGGAAGAAGGTGAGCGCATTACTACGGTGACCGCGGCGGTCGACAACGCGACTACTCCGCCGTTTGAGATCACCAACATCGTGCTCGGCCCCGACTTGGACCGCTTCGCGTACTACGCCGAGGGCGGGGTCAGCGGCGAGGAGTACACCGTTACGTTCACGGTGACGACCAGCGCCGGACAGACCCGAGAGGACGAGATCCTCTTCGACGTGAGGGAGATTCAGCGTGGCTAAGCAGCTCTTCTCGAACAACGCAAGCAGCCTCCTCGCTGCCAGCATTACTCCAACCACTACGGTCATTCAGGTTGCGTCTGGGGCGGCGTTTCCGAGTCCGACTGGTGGCAATTACTTCGTGGCCGCCCTTGTGAATGCCGATGGCGACCTTGAGATCGTGAAGTGCACCAGTAGAACCGGCAACCTGTTGACGGTGGTGCGTGGGCAGGAGGGCACTTCAGCTCAGTCGTGGGTCCTGAACACGACACGTGTGGAGCTGAGGCTTACCTCCGGCACCATGGACAACTTGCTGCAGAAGGATGGCGACACTGTTACTGGCGATATCGACTTCGCTACCAACAAGATCAAGAACGCTCGTCTTACCGGGACGACTGTTGTTGAGGGCGGCATTCTTGCTGGCACCGCAATACGCGGATCGGAGACCAATTCGTCTAACCAGATCCTCGTGCCAGCTGATGGTACTCGCGCTACTGCTGGCGGGCAGAGGCTCGTGGTCGAGACCGACCCAGTGATGACACGGTTCCCGACCGGCGCCATCATCATGTGGTTTGGTTCGCTGTTGTCCATCCCGACCGGGTGGGCGCTCTGCGATGGTACGAATGGTACCCCCGACCTGCGTGGCCGGTTCGTTCGCGGTGCCGGCGGCCCCACCTCGCTCAACGAGACGGGCGGGTGGAGCGGCTCGTCGATTAACGTCGACCCCGGCGGCGGTCACACTCACCCGCTGACCATCGGCTCCACTACTCTGACTGTTGAGCAGATGCCTGCGCACGGTCACAGGATCTGGGCCACTCCCGGTTCTGGTTCTGCACCGCGTTCTCTCACACTGACGACTGTGGGTGCTACGGGTGACGGGAATAACGCCGCGTTCTCCAGCTACATCACGAACACTGGTGACGGCAATAGGATCATTGAGCAGACTGGTGGCGGTGAGGCCCACACTCACACTGCCACTATGACGGCGGCAAGCGCGCACCAGCACTCTGTTCCCACCAGCACCATCGTACCACCGTACACCGGCATCTACTACATCATGAAGGTGGCAAGCTGATGGCTTTCATCTTTGCCAACAACGTGTCGGACATTACGACTGTGGCGATCGCTGCTGGCGATACCACGATCACGGTCTCTAACGGGGGTCTTTTCCCTGACCCTGACCCGTACTACGACGAGTTCGTGATCGTGGTCCGCGACCCCGCCACCGGTGTTCGCGAGATCATGTACTGCGACCAGCGCGAGTACAACGTGCTGTCTGTTCTGCGGGCGCGGGAGGGCACCACTGCGCAGGCGTTCCCTGTTGGCGCTCAGGTCACCATGCCGATTACTGCGGGGATTCTTGAATACTTGAGGGACCTCTGATGCTGGAGTTCCGCAAGTTTCTGTTCAAGAACTTCGCCCGATCTACCCTTGTAGCGGCTGTCTCAGCGTCAGACACGGTTTTTTCGCTTGTGGGTGGTAGCGGGGCGCTGTTCCCGTCGCCGTCCACGGCCTCGTACCCAGACTCCATCTTCAGTCTGGTCGTCTTCGATGATGCCGGCAATTTCGAGGTTTGCTACTGCACCGGACGGTCCGGTGACAGCCTGACCGTAGAGCGGGGGGTGGAGGGCACCGTCGCGCGTGCTTTCCCGGCTGGCGCTGTCGTTGTGCACACGGTGACGAAGGGCTTCTTGGATCAGCTCTCGGTCGTCGCAGACGCTCCGTCGACCGTCGTACTGTCTGGCTCGTTTGGTGGCACGTCCTTTGAGCTTAGCTGGACTGCAGCTACTCCGGCCACCGACGACATCATCCTTCGGTACGAGATATACCGGCGGGTGAACGCTGGGGCCTACAGCTTGCTTGCTGAGGTCGACGGCGATGTGACGGGGTACCTTGACGAATCCATCGACGCCTTGAACAACAGCTATGACTGGTACGTTGTACCGGTCGGCTTGTTTGGCGGAGATGGCCCGGCTTCCAACGTCGTGAACCAGCCGCAGGTCAGCTTCCTGCCGCCTTCTGCGTCGGTGTTGACCGGCACGCGCAATGGTGGTGACTACGATCTGTCGTGGACCGTTGCTACGCCCGGCTCTGGTGACACGCTGGCTTCGTACAAGGTCTACCGGCGTGTAAATGGTGGGCCGTATACGTTGCTTGCGACGGTCACTGCGCCCGCTACCACGTACACCGACACTACCGTCGACCTCGACGAGAACTCCTACAATTGGTACGTCAGGGCGGTCGGTACCCTCGCCGGCGAAGGGCCTAGCTCAAACATCGTTGGTTGGGGCGACCTGACCTACGTTGATTCCGTGTGCATCAACACTAACCCGACGTCCAACGTGACTATCAGCCCGCCGAGCGGTGCTGAAGAAGGCGACTTCCTCCTGTGGTGTCTGCTAATCAAGAAGGGCAACGCTACTACCTTGCCGGCTGGGTGGACTCCTCTAAATCAGCGGAACGGTAACAACGATTCCACGCACGGTGATCGTTCTTCGTCTCAGAACAGCAATTTTGAGCTGCTTTACGCCTACCGGTTTTTGGCTGCTGGGGATACGACTTGGACGCTCACGATCACTGACGCCGCTGCGTATCTCATTTCCTGCATCCACGCGTTCCGTGGGGTTAGGGTGTCTCGTCCGATTGGGCAGATAGTTCCGACGCTCGCCCCACCCGTATCTGCTGCTGCCAATCTGGATTCCGGAGCGTTCGTCGCTACGCCGTACATGGACAACCTTGCCCCCGGCGGCAAGTTTGTGTTTGTTTCGTCGGTAATCAGAAATGATAGCACTAACCCGGTTGGCACTCTTCAGATGGTCGGCGACACGCCAGACTTTCTTGAAGGGCACAACCGTACCCCGCCCACCGGTGCCTCGCGGTACGGGCTTGTGACTGCTATCGTCACCCCAGAGCAAAACGAGCTGCAGAACCTTGTACCCTACAACCATCGAAATCTTGCGTCGCTATCCAAGACAGCGATAGTTGTAACAGACAACGCTACTAGCAATACCCCATCGACGCTGAACCCCACCGAGACTGATAACTCGCGGCATGAGGTGTATTTTGATGTCACCCTGACTGGCGGGCAGGTCTACACATTGGCGGCGGCCATGTGCGAATCTGGGGGCTCGACGTACAACTACATGCGGGTTACCAACGTGCCCAGCGGTGGTTCTTTCACTGCAGGCATGGTCTTCAATTCTGGGTCAACCGGCCGCTGGAAGACCGCCGATCTTGGTAGTGGTCTGAGCAACGCGTCGTTTTCCAATGGGGCGTTCCCCGGGGCATTCGCACCGGGGCACACTGTATCTGGTACCTTCACGCCGCCTTCGACTGGCACGTACCGTGTTGCGTTTGGGTCTACCATCAGCTCGACATCCGACATTAGTCCGCCTGCTGATTTTTTGCACGCCAACACGCAGGGCGGCTGGCTTGGCCTGTACAAAGGGGAGTTCCTGCCGTCGCTGTCCAAAGGGCAGATTCGTACCAGTGGTTCAGCGATTACGTCCGCAGTGGGCGTTGGGCGCAGGCGCATAAACGGGGTTTCTTCCACTAATGATAGTGTGCTTGGTTGTGCGTTTGAGCTGATTCCAGTCGGGCAGATTGCTGAGCCAGCTCGAGTGTCTGGCGGCGACTATCTTGGGTTTAGCGAGACGGCAGGGGGGCTCACTGTCGGACCTCCGGTGTTCAACGTGTCGCGCGTTACGGGGTTCCCGTTGCATGTTGTTCATCCTGCGTATGGGCCAGATAAGTATTACTTTGAGGCCACTGTTGCGGCGTCGCCGTTTGAAAGCTCTTCGGGTGAACGCACGTTTGTTGGCGTCTGCACAGCCCATCAGGGTCACACGTTGGTTGGTAGCGGCGTACTGTTCGGCGCCTTTATGGAGAATAGGGTCGGGACCTACACGTACGGCGACAAGGGTACGGTGTACGCTGACGGCTCTGTGTTCACCACTTCCGCCCCTACGTTCACCGCCGGCGACACGGTTTGTGTTGGTATCGACTTTGCTGCCAACGAGGTCAAGTTCTGGAAGATTGTCTCTGGCTCGCGCGTGCTGGCTGCGACAGTATCGATTGGCTCTTTGTACCAGAATGTCCCTCTGCGTCCGCTGATTATGGCCACCAACGTTAACTCCATCGAGCGTGCAGTCACAGTTAACTTCACTGGACCATTCATAGACCAGCCCGCCGGCTACTCGGCCTACGATTGGGAGAATGAGGTGCCCTAATGGCTGGTATCGGCATCAAGCTGGAGATGTTTCAGGGGCTGGCGCCTCGGGTATCCGAGCGCCTGCTGGCTCCCATGGCAGCGACCGTTGCCCAGAACACGAAGCTGCTGAACGGTGAGATTCGTGGGTTTCGCGCGCCGCGTGAAATTACTCGGTTCGATGAGTATTTCACCGTTCGCCGTGCGTTCGTCGTTCCGGACGAGGGCGACTACTACGATGACAAGTGGCTGGTGTTTGGCAACCGGAACGTGGACGTAGTCCGCTCTCCGTTGGTCAACGACGCGTTCGACCGCTACTACATAGCTGGCGGCGGCGAGCGTACCACCATGACCACGTACAGCCGCATCCACAACGGGCTTCCGCCGCTCATCCTTGGTGTACCTCGTCCGGTCAACGCCCCGACCGTGGTGCCCGGGTCGGTCGGTAGCGACGTTAGGTCCTACGTCTACACGTTCGTCTCCGCCTACGGTGAGGAGGGGCAACCGTCTGACCCGACATTGGTCGATGGTGACGGTACTTCTACGTGGGCCATTAGCGGGATGGATACCACTGTACCAAACGCTGCAGACCGGAACATCGTCAAGAAGCGCATCTACCGCACTGTGGCTGGCGAGGTATCGACGGCGTTCTTCTTTGTAGCCGAGGTCGCACTGAATGTGGCCACCTACAACGATAACCAGCCGGATACTACTGTTGCATCTAACCAGCTGCTCGAGTCTACGACGTGGGCCGAGCCGCCAGCCGACCTTGACGGCATTGTCGCCATGCCGAACGGCTACCTGATCGGGTGGAAGGGCCGGCGACTGTTGTTCTCCGAGCCGTACCGCCCGCACGCGTGGCCCGTCGAGTACGAGCTGTCTACCGAGTTCCCGATCGTCGGTGCGGCTGTGTGGGGGTCTACTGTCGTCATTGGCACCGAGTCGAAGCCGTACTTCGGGCAGGGCACGACACCTGCCGGGTTCACGCTTGAAAAGATGGACGCTGTTGAGCCTTGCCTGTCTAAGCGCAGCATGGTCGCCACGACAGCGGGCGTCTACTACGCCTCGATCAACGGTCTGGTCATGGCCAATTCCGGCGGTGCGCAGGTCATCACGCAAGACATCCTGACGAAGGAAGAATGGGCGGCCTACAACCCGTCCAACATTTTTGCCGCACAGCTAGGGTTGCAGTACATCGCGTTCTACGACGGCTCCAACGGGCTGGTGTTTACCCCCACTGAGCCAACCGTCAAGCTGGTAACCCTGTCTGGATTTTCTGGTGTGGTCGGTATTGAGACCGATCGCTATACCGGTAACGTGAACCTGATTTATCAGGGCCGCTTGTGGGAGTGGGATCCGGAGCAAGTCGAGCGGTTTTTCTGGCGGTGGCAATCGAAGGTCTACCAGACCCCGAAGCCGGTTAACTTCGGAGCAATCCGCATTCAGTTCGACGCCACCGACAACGACGTGTCTGACGATGCTAGGGAGTACTACGGTACGTACAACGATGCCCTCTTCGCTGCCGGCGTACCGATTGACACGCTTGGTGGACACGTGCTGTGCGGGTTCCCGGCGCAGGCTGCCGGTGAGGTTCTTGATTGGACCGAGCCGGAGATCAGGCAGCCGCTGTGTGGCGGCCTGCTGTACGACATCGGCTTCCAGTCCGTGCAGACGCCGGCTGTGCGGTGCACTCTGTACGCGTGGGACAAAAGTGGCAACAGGTTTGTGGCCTTTGACCGGGTCGTCAGCACCGAGCGTATCCTGCGTCCGTCGACCGGCTTCAAGTCCGACCGGTGGCAGGTGGAGCTGACTGGCAACACGACTGTGTATAGTGTGCAGATTGCTGAAACCCCGAAAGGACTGGCGGCCGTATGAACAATCAGAAGATCATCACCAACATCCTGAAGCACGAGGGCGGTGACAAGTTCACCGACCACCCGAGTGATCGGGGCGGGCGCACCAAGTGGGGCATTACTGAGCGGGCCTATGGCAGTGACGTTCGCAACATCACCGAGGCTCAGGCCCGGGAGTTCTACGAGCGCGAGTACATCCTGCGGCCTAGGTTCGACCGGATCGGTGACGACCTGCTTCGGTACCTAGTCGTCGACGCTGGGGTCAACCATGGGGTCCGGCTGGCTGCCAGATGGCTCCAGCGTGCTGCAGGTGCGGCCGAGGATGGGGTTGTCGGCCCCAAGACCCTTGCTGCGGTCAACGAGCAGGACCCCACAGCACTGTTCCTGCGGATCCTAGGCTACAGGTTCGTCCTGTGGGCTGACCTCGTTCGGCGTGACCGGTCGCAGGCGGCGTTCATTGCTGGCTGGCAGCGGCGCGGCGTCCACTTCCTTGAATTGCTGGCCGAGCAATGCGCGAGCCGCCGGTAAACCCGCCCCGCTCGTGGAACTCCACGGAGTTCTGGCAGTCGCTAGGCGTCCAGATTACGGCCACCATCGCCCTGTTCACTGAACATATTCCGCCCGACGTCTGGGGGTGGACTTCCGCTGCCATATTGGGGGTCTACACGACTAACCGGACGTTTCAAAAGAGGGTAGAATGGGACCATAGTAGCCACTCGGACCGGGATACTTCTTGGAACGAGCGGGACGACCGCTGGCGAGACCGTGACCACAACTCGGACTTGGATGAATGGGACCGTTCAAATTCACGTTACCGACGCTGAACTGGGGGCCGTACGCCGCCCTTGCCGTCGTGTCGTTCTTGGGCGGCTTTGGTGCAGCGTGGAAGGTCCAAAGTGACCGCATCGACGACGCCAAGAAGCACGAGCAGCTCGCTGTGGCGGCGCTCGTCAAGGAACACGAGGCGTACCGGTCAGAGCTGGCGGCTGCGGGTGAGCGCCTCCGGGCTGCTCAGGCCTTCCAGAGCATGCAGGTTGAGTCTGAACTTCAGGAGAGGATCCGTGAACTGCAGAACAGGATTGACAGCACTCCTCCTCGCATTATTCGTGTCAGGGTGTGCGACGACAAAGCCATGTACGCCGGTCGCGACGGAGATTCTGGTTCCACCCCCGCCTTCGGTGATGGTGCCTCCCCCCTCGGACGCGGAGTGGGACGCGATGTTGGAGGACGCTCTGAAATCATTGAACTCGATCTCAGTGGACTAGACGATCTCGTCGGGCAGGCGAAACTCGTCAGCGAGCGCCTGCGCGCCTGTCAACGCCGGCTGTTGCAGATGTCGCCACGATGATCAAGTGGTTCTACAACATGCTCATTGCCGCGGACTCTGACCCGCAGGCTCGGCTGTTCTACCACAGCGCGCTGTTCGTCAGCGCGGTCTCGTCTTGGGTCTTTGCCCTCTGGGCGCTCGGGTGGTTCGTGACTCCGGCATTTGGTACCGGCTTCGCCAGAGCGGAGCAGGTCGATTCGATCTACGTGTCGCTGCTTGAAGAGCAGCTCGTAGACGCGCGAATTCGCCAGTGCCAGTCGACGTCGGCGTCTGCTAAGCAGTTTTTCCTGACACGTCTGCAAGAGAAAGAGCGGGAATACGAGACGCGCGCAAAGCGCGGGTACATGCGGCCTACATGCGCGGAGGTTTTGGATGGGCCAGCCTGAAGTCAAGTACTACGGCTTTGCCCCGCTCGAGGTTGCCGCTGGTACCGTGGTCGGCATCGAGAAAATCAGCCAGATAGTGGACGAATTGCGGCCACTCCACGCTTTGCACTACGCAGAGACTGAGACCTTGTACCTTGACTCCCCGCTTGACCCAGATTATGCCCAGTGGTCACAGCTGGAGCGCGAGGCCAAGTATGTCCTGTTCACTACACGTGTTGACGGGAAGCTGGTAGGATACTTGCAGTACTACGTTTACCGGGACGCTCATTCCCGTGGTTCCCTGATCGGTCGCGAGGATGCGTTCTTCCTGCGCCCGGAAGTCAGGGGGCAGGGGCTGGCCCCGAAGCTGTTGAAGTACGCCGAAGACATCCTTGCGAAGCTCGGCTGCAAGTACATAGGCATGTCCTCAAAGGGACCTGTCGGTGGCCCGGATATCGGGCCGTTCTTGGAAAGCAGAGGATATCGCCCCGTGGCGGTGTTCTACTCGAAGAAGGTAGAGGGCTCGAACGATGTGCTGCAGTGATCCGCCTCCTCCGCCTGACCTTTCTGGCGTAGCCAACGCCAGCAGAGAGGTCGCCGAGATTCAGCGCCAGACGGCGCTCGACCAGCTTAAGTGGGCCAAAGAGCAGGACGCGATGAACCGAGAGGTCCTTAATCAGGTGCTCGGTGTTCAGCTGCCTGCGATGGAGGAGCAGGCCCGTATCGCCCGCGAGGACCGGCAACGGTATGAGTCCGTGTTCCGCCCTCTCGAGGACCAGTTCGTCACCGAGGCTCAGGAATACGACACCGCTGCCCGGCGTGAGCGGGAGCGGGCTTCGGCAATCGCTGACGTTAACCAGCAGTTCGACGCCCAGCGGCGCAACGCTTTGGCCCGGATCGAATCGTTCGGTGTGGACCCCTCGCAGACCCGCAACGCTGCTCTCGACATCGGCGTTCGCGTGCAGCAGGCCGCCGCTCAGGCTGGCGCTGCCACCGCTGCCAACCGGCGTGTTGAGGACGTCGGCCGGGCGCTCCGGTCGGATGCAATCAACCTTGGTCGCGGCTCGCTGTCCAACGTGGCTCAAAGCTACGGCGGGGCCATCGGTGCGGGTCAGGCGGCGATTGGCGGTGCCAATCAGACTACTGGCACGTCTGCCGGCGCCATGCAGGGCGCGGCCACCTACTTCGGCGGGGCACTGCAGGGGTACGGCCAGCAGGCCAACATCCTCAATCAGGGGTACGCGAACCAGATGGCCCACTGGGATGCCGCGGTCGGGCAGAGGGCCGGTGTGCTTGGCGGTATTGGCACCATCATCGGAGCTGCCGCTGGTCTCGCTGACGGTGGCACGGTGCAGACTGACGGCACGGACGGTATGGTCGCGACCGGGCTGGGTGACGGCTCGGGCATCGACGACACCGTACCGATCATGGCGTCCGACGGCGAGTACGTCATCCCGGCAGATGTTGTGCGAATCAAGGGGCAGGAGTTCTTCGACCGTCTTGTTGCCAAGTACCATACCCCGGCAAAGGAGCAGCGCCGCATGGCGCTGGCGTAACACATGCCTCAGAACCCGTTCGGCGCATTCGTACAGGGCCTTCAGGGCGGCTATCAGTCGGCGGTTGACGCCCGTCGCGCCCGTCAGGAAGAGCGGCTTCTCGCCACTGAGATTCAGGACCGTGAGCTGAAGAACGAGGGGCGGCTTGGTGCCGTCAACCGGGCACTGCAGCGGGCGGGGCTCCCCCCACGCGAAGGCGGCCGCGGGTCGCTTCCGCCGACCTACGGCGAGCGTCTGTTTGGGTGGCTGAAAAGCAAGGTTGCCCCCAGTGCCCCCGGCGCTGTCCCTTCGCAGACTGTGGCGCTTCCGGGGACGACTACTACTGACGGCATTGCTGTACCCGGGCAAACCATCGCCCTGCCTTCGCAGGCGGGCGACTTTCGGCGTGCTCTGCCGTACGCCGAGGGCGGGCGTGTTGATGGTGAGACCCTAGAAGACTGGAAGGCTCGCCAAGCCCGACGTGCCCGTGGTGAGCCGCCGCCTAGGAACCGCACCGCGGAGCAGCTGGAACGAGGGGCGGCCAAGCGGCCGGCTGACTTCACCAACGACACCACGACCAAGAAGTCGATGGGCTCCAAGGTCAAGGACGCAGTGAGGAGCAAGCTACCGGAAGGTAGTCGAATTGCCCGCGGCGGTGTCGGTGGTGCTGCCCTTCAGCTGGGGGCGCTTGCGCATCTGGCCAGTACTGGCGCCAAGGTCGCCGGCACCGACACGGAGGAGTACCGCAAACGATTCGGCATGGAGCTTGGCCCAAACGAGGATCCTACCCTTCTGGGGGATATCGGCGTACGCGCCCTCGGCACTGCCGATGATCTGACCTTTGGCCTTTTTCGGCCTGATCCTGACGCTGGTCAGCAGCCCCAGTCCGCTTTGCCTGTTGGACAGCAGCAGCCGCGGTCTGAGCCGCAGCCCGCCGCCGCTGGCGGCACTGCGGCCCTTGGTGTTGCACTTCCGAATCTGCCAATTGCCCCCAACCCACAGGCCGGCAAGCGTACTCTCAGCATGCTGGGCGAAAGCGCCGAGCCGATACCCTACGACCAGATTCAGGTCTCCCCCGACGAGATCCCTCGCTACTCCACCATGGAATGGGCGAAAGAGCGCGAGGCTATGGTTGCTGACGCGATTGCAATGGGCAAGTCAGAGACGGAAGCCATCGACGAGGTTGACAGGACGGTGGTCAACATGCAGATGCGTGGCTTCGACCAGAACGCTCGAGCCGCGTTTCAGTATCTTGCCGCCGGAAACATCCCCGCTGCTACTCGTGCCCTTACGGTTGCGTACCAGTACTTCCCCAACGGTGCTGATGTGCGTTTTGGTGTTTATCAAGGGCAGCTGGTAGGCATGGGCTTCGACGAGCAGACCGGTAAGCCGGTCGGCAATCCGCAGCTCATTACCCCGGAGTACCTCGCCGCCATGATCGAGAACTTCAGCGATCCGAAGGCGTGGCGTGTGTGGACGAAGGATCGGCGTGACCAGCTCATGCAGGACGAACAGCGGCAGGAGATCGACAAGCCGTTGGCAGAGTCGACAATGCGCCTGCAGGCCGCGCAGTCTTCTGCCGCTATCGCCAACGCGCAAGCGAATCTCATGGACGGCTCGGCCCGCCTTATCGCTGCCAATCGTGGCAGCGGTGCTGGCGGCGGTATTCGTCAGAGCGACATCAAGGCAGGCCTCGACTACTTCAGGAGCGAGACCGAGGCTCTTGATCTTAGCCCTGATACTGCCCCCGTTGCACGGCAGCTGCGCAATTTGATGGGTCAGATCAAGACACTGTACCCTGACAGGACTCAGTACACTGAGGCCGAGATTGCGTCGCTGGTTATGCAGCACTACGAGAACGGCACGCTTGACCAGCTTGCCCAAGACGTGCAGCGCCTCCGTGCTTCTGGTGCCAACCGTACCGCTCTGCCGGCGCAGTGACCATGTCCGACATCCGCCGGCAGTACGAGAAGGACTTCGGCCCTCTCCGAGCACTTGACCCGCTCGAGCTTCCGCCCCTGCCCGACATTCAGGGCAGGGCGGATGCCCTCATCGAGCAGTACAGTGCCGGCGCTTCCCCGGCCGACCGTGGTCTGCCACCTCTTTGGGAGCTTGGTGGCGGCATCAAGCCCCGCCCGCCCAAGGGCGAAGGCGGCCTTCCTACTATGTTCGGGGCAGAGCTTGTTGGTGTTGGCGAGGCGTTGGCCGGTGCCGGCGAGTATCTGGTCGGACAGGGTGAGCGCAAGGCTCGTGAGGCTTTCCCGGGCGTTGTTCCGGAGATGGGCCTCAACACCCCGTTCCGTGCCACTCGGCAGTACCTTGGCAACATCCGTGAGGAGATGTACAAGACCCTCCGCCCGGAGGTTGTCGACCGCGTCTCTCGCGAGTGGACCACGCTTGACCCGACCAAGTCAGTGTTCCGGGTCGATGATCCGTTGGAGACAGCCGCCACTGTCGGTACGAAGCTGGTGCAGGCCGTCCCGTCGTCGCTTGCCACTTTGCTGCCGGCCATCATCATGTTCCGCATGGGCGCCTCGCCTGCGGCTATCAGCTATCTCGGTGCGTCCGAAGCGACCATCTCGATGGGCGCCCTCGCCAACCAGATTGACGAGGAGGTGGCTGGTGCCCGTGAAGAGGAGCTGATGCAGTCTCCTCGCTACGCCGAGCTGCGCAGGACGATGACCGAGTCCGAGGCGCGTGAGGCCCTCGCGGCCGAGGCTCAGGGTGCTCGCCCGCTGCTTGCCGGCCTGATCGTAGGAGCTATCTCCTCCGCAGCTGGGCGTCTCTGGACACCTATTGTGGGGGAAGGTGCGGCGGGCACTGCGCTTCAGCGGCTTGGCCGGGGCGCTATCGCAGAGGCGCCGCAGGAAGCCTCGCAGTCGGCTGTTGAGCAGTACGTTCAGAACATCGCTGCTCAGACGTATGACAAGACCCGCAGCGCGACTGAGGGCGTCCTTGAGGCAACCGTTGAGGGCGGGGCGCTGGGTGGCCTTATCGGTGGTGGCTTCTCGGTGGCGTTTGGTCGCCGGCAGCGCCCGGAAGTACCGTCCGAGGCTCCGCCGCCGGGGGCTTCCACTGAGGACCCGGCCGCAGTCAACCGCGGTGCGCCCGGCGAATCGTTCGAGTCCGTGTTTGGCCCCACCCCGGGTGGGGTCCGCGTTGGACCAACCCAGACACAGGGCGACCTGTTCGCCTCCGGGCAGTCCGCCGCGGACGCAGTTGACCCCGCCGTCGCCGCCGCCCTGCGCGCCCGCGAGCAGTTCACCACACGTGTTGCACAGCCGTACGACCGGTCGGGTAACCCCACCGGCCGACCGGTGGTGCTGCAGGACTCTGGTGAGCTGCAGGCTGAGCGTGATCAGGCGGCCATGCGAGCGGCCGCTAGGGCGCAGGCTGAGGCCGAGCTGGCTGAGAGCAAGCCGAAGCCCATCTCCCCCAAGGCCCCGAAGGACGCCAAGGCCCGTGTCGCCGCCGCGCAGGTCCGCTGGCAGCAGGCCGTGGAGGCCCGCACCCAGCAGCTGTTGGAGCAGGGGCCGCAGATCCGTCCGCCCGCCGCGCCGAACGAGGCGCAGGTGGACATGTTCGCCGCCGTGCCGTCCCCCGAGGGCGGCTTCGAGCTGTCTACTCCCGGCCCGGGCACCGACCCGTATCAGATGTCGCTCCGGCAGGGGCAGCTTGGCCTACCGCGCCCGCCGCCGGGGCAGATCACCGAGCAGCGCGAGCTGACCCAGCCCATCCCCGGCGGCACCATGAGCTTGCTGCCGCCCGCCCGTGGCCAGCTGCCGCAGCCGCCGCCGGAGCGCGACCTGTCACAGCCGCCCGGCGTCCTGCCTGACGAGCGGCAGATCGGGATCTTCGATCAGGCTCCGTTCCCGCGCCCTGAGCCAGCGCCGGTGACCGAGGAGCCGAGTGTCCAGCCCGTTGAGGAGGTAGCTCAGCCCGATGAAACCGCTCAGGCACCGGTCGAGTATGAGGTCTCCGTTGTCGACCGTGACCGGCAAGTCAAGTCACGAAAGACTTTCCCGACGCTTGCCGAAGCAGAAGCAGCTGCAAAGGATCTTCGGAGTCGAGCCAAGGAAACTGGAAATACTGTAATGGTCCAGCGGCGTCAGCGGTCTACCGCCGACGTCTACCGGCTTATCGGGCGCGACGAGGACGGCAACGTGGTGGTGAATGAGCCGCACCCGGACTCCGACTCGGCGCAGGCCGCGCTCGCCCGGTACATCATGGACCCCGAGTTCAACACGGTGGAGTTCTCCATCGTGCCGACCGCAGAACTGCGCAAGCCGGCTGAGCCGGCCCCAGAGGTGCAGCAGCCCGACGAACCCACGGCCGAGCCGCTCCTTGACATCGAGGCCCAGCTTGATGACATGGAGGATGAGACCAGCGACCGTCTCGGGGTGTACTTGTCCCGGGACAACATCGACCGGCTCAACCGCGATCGTGCCTCTGAGGTCATCCGTGGCCGCGGCGTGCAGCTTGGTAACTTCGACGACAAGGGCGGCTTGCTGATTGTCCGCGACCGCCCCACTGCCGACATGGCCCTCGAGCTGAAGGCTGAGGGTCAGGACATGCAGGAGATCCTCGGTCTCCTCACACGTGCTGGAGCAGGGAAGCCACTCGCTGGCAGGTATGTCGTGCAGGAGCGCACGCCGGCCGGAGCTGTCGTTCGTGAGACGCTTGTTGGCACGTACGCAGAGGCCGACGCTCTTGCTGAAGAGATCGGTGAGCGGGCGGTCATCATCTCCGCTCAGCAGGCCCTCCGCCGCCGTGCCCGACTGATCGAGCAGGAGCGCAAGCAGCGCGCCAAGAAGCGGACCGAGACGAAGGCCCGTGACAAGTTCCTCGAGCAGACAGACACGCTCGTTGAGAAGGGTGTGATTACACCGGAGGAGGAGCAGGAGGCCCTCAAGTCCAAGACCCCGGGCCGCGCTGCTTCCCGCCTCCTCTCTCGCAGCGCCAAGGCCCAGCGTGACGCAGCCAATCGCCGCATTGGCGGTTTCTTCGCGCCGGAGGACCTTACCTTCCGCGACGACCGGTATGCCGACCTGTACGCCAATGCGTTCGAGGAGCTTCGTGGGCTTGTTGATCTCGCCTCGTCTGCGACGCCACGCAAGGGTGCCAAGCCCCGCTTGCTTAACATCTACGAGCTAAACGATATTGAGGGGTTCGTTACTATCGGCGATCGCATCCGCTACGCCATCGAACTTGAACGCCTTGACGACGTTCTGGACACGCTCAGCAAGGCCCGCAAGCTCGGCGGTGCCACCCAGAAGGTGGACTCGCGGCCGATTGAGGTAGCGTCCGAGCTGTCGCCAGAGGCGACCACGGAGGCGAAAACGCGGCAGCTGGATATTCCTGCCGGCGAGGACGTCAGTCGCAGCGTGTTCGACACCGTCGACCTCGTGCCGGAGGACGAGCTTGTCCGGCTCGTGACGCTAGCCACTCGTCCGGGGCTGATCCTGCGTGGCGCCCTTCCGTCGGAGAAGGAGCTGGCGCAGGACGAGGCCCTCTTCCGACTCGACGAGCTGTTTGCTCAGGCGGTTAACTACATCGCTGGCTTGCCACGCCGGGCTCGTGCCCCCGAGGATGCCGCTGCACGGGTAGCCAACGCCGGCAACAAGGTTCTCAGGAACAACGACAAGATCGAAGAAGTCAAGAAGCAGCTGGCTGCCCTCAAGGGCAAGAAAAAGAAGTCCGATAAGGCGGCCGAGCTGGAGGCTCAGCTTGAGTCGCTCAGGGATACTCAGCAGAAGCTCGTCAAGGACTACCTCAAAGCAGTAGCTGCTGTCGAGGAGAATCAGGACGAGCCGATTGAGCGGCTCAAGGAGCTTGGCGTACTGCGACTGGAATCTCCTGACGAGGTCAAGCAGGCCAACAAGCTGACTGAGCAGGAGATCGAGGAGGGTGCCACCGCAGCCGGCGAGATGCTTCTCAGCAGTGAGCTGACCAGCGCCCTTGCCAATGAGGGCATTCAGTTCGACGTCTCCGTAACTCAGATCATCACTGGCGACAAAGATGTCGTCAAACAGCTGTATGACCGTGCCACTACGCCGGGCCAGAAGCGCAAGATCATCCAGCGCGCTCAGGTCATGTACCAGACCAACCAGAACGTCGGCCGCGCCCGGCAGGCGAGGTTCCGGCGGGACGAGCAGACCGGCGGGAAGAACCGCTACGGGTTCTCTGGGCAGATGCCTACCGGCGCGAAGACCGTCGAGCGCGAGGCGGCGAAGCAGCGAATGGTAGAGGGGTACTACGCTCCCGAGGATGTCGAGTTTGGTGCGCCGCGCAGCAAGAAGCTGTACGTCGAGGCGTTCAAGAAGCTGAGCAACATAGCCGAGAACGTCCGACTGGCCGGCGACGAAGCCACGCCTCTGCAGAGGTTGTCCTTGGAAACCGCCATAGCGGAGATGGACAAGGCGGTTGAGAAGGCACAGCCCACGCCGAAGACCGCTGAAATCTACGAGATCACGTCTGCCTACTCTGCTGACGTGCTGGTCAACTTTTGGCGGGTGCAGGACGAGATGCCGGAGGAGCGCAAGAAGCGGGTCGCACGGGCCAACCGCCTGCGTCCGAAGCTGGCTACTGCTATCGCCAAGACCGACGAAATGCTGACGCGGTTCCGCAAAGAGGTGTTGCCGGCTGAAACTGACCGGGCCAAGCGTACCCAGCTGGTGTACGCCTTGGCATACCTGCGTTCTCTGCGCGACTACGCACAGTTCGCCTACAACGCCGACAACCCGTCCACGCCGGCCCTGAACCAGATCGAGGACCTGATTGGGTTCCTCGACGAAGTTAACGGCATGTCTGATGAGGCTTTCGCCGCTGGCTACGCGAAGGTCACGAGTGCTTCGCTTCGTGGCAGCCTCCGCCTGATCACCGGCGACCAGTCGTTCCGCAAGTTCGTGCTTGACCGTAGCAAAGCCAACCGCGACGCGGCCCTGCACGCTAAGCACGTCGCTGCTGTTCGGCTTGGCAGGAAGCTCACGGACGAGGGGATGAAGAAGTCCATGTACTTCCGCGACATGATCATGCCGGTCATGCAGAAGTTCGCGGACTCGTTCATGGTTGACGGCTGGTTTTCCTACCAGCCCACCGTTGCCGAGATGGATTCCGTCCAGTACGCCCTGCAGAGGATGCTGCGCGACAAGCGCACTCCTCCTGAGCTGACGCAGCGGACTGCGAAATACTTCATGCAGCTTGGCTACACGTTCGACGAGAACGGAGTACTGCAGTACGAGGAGTCTTCGGAGCCGCCGCCAGAGGGGCAGAAGCCGCGCCGGCGGCAGGAGCGGTACACCAAGATCACTGACGAGAACCTCGACAAGCAGGCTCGGCTGAAGCACGAGACGCTGCTCGGTGTAGTGGACAATGTTACCGGCGAGGAGTACACGCCGGAGGTCTCCGCTTCTCCGCTCGTCCGTGAAGGCACTTCTGCAAGCATCTTCAAGCAGATACAGGAGACACGGGAGGTCGCCGCTAGGGCCGCTGAGCGGGAGGAAAGGTCCCAGACTGCCCGTGACCGGGTCCTCAACAGTCGTGTGCTTGGAGTGCTCACCCGGTACTCCAACAACCTCGCTGCTGCTCGCACTGCTGGAGCGGCGCGGCTCGCCGAGCAGAGGCTGTTCGCGGCCCTTGAAGAGCTTGGGGTTGAGGCGCAGCCGGGGAAGGGCAAGGAGAAGGATACTACCGCGCTCGTGCGCGCATTCGGTTACGACGTGAAGGTGCCGCTTGTTGAGCCTAGGCTCACCGGTGACACCCCCACGGCCTTGGAGGAACTCCGTCGCCTTGGTCGCGAGATGGAGATCCCGGACATCACCGCCCCCCTGCCGCAGTGGGCGCGTCCGGACATTGCCCCGACCTTTATGCGGACACCTGTTACTGCAGAGCAGGTCATCCCTGCGAGCACTCAGCAGCAGGCTGAGCTGTACTCCCGTGTCGCTGGGGTGATTGACCGTTTCCTCAAGCGTATCAGCAACACCAAGACGACGATCAACGGCATGGTGCGGGCTGAGCAGCGGATGGTGCGTGCCCTGCAGGCCCTCGGCGTGTGGCAGCAGGGCAAGACGCCCGCCATCGGGACCATCAAGATCGGCGACAAGTCCCGTTCGGTGCGTCTGGTGGCGGACGCTCTGCAGGCAAAGACGCTCCTCAAGCAGCAGGCCAAGGAGATCATGTTGAGCGTCAAGCCGCCGGCGGAGCCAAGCATTGTGACCGCGGCCCGGCGGACCGCCAGCCCTGAAGCCCGTGAGCAGCTTGCCGCTGCCGAGTCCAAGGCTCGGTCTACCCCGGTGGACGAGGAGACCGACCTGTTCATGCGGGCGATCGACCCGGACCTTTACAGCGAGGAGTTCACGGCGGTTGTCGACGAAATTGACGCGGCGATTAACCAGCTCGGTTCTGGCATGTCGGCCAACGATGCGCTCGACGTGTTCATGCGGAAGATACCAAAGGGTCACCCGTTCCATGCCGTCGCTCAGCGCCTGCTGATGTCGAACCTCGACGATGTAGTGATCCGCTACGATTTCGGGCGCCGCCTCAAGAAGAACGCCGCCGGTGCGTTCGTCCGCAACATGAACGGGCGCCCGACGGTCCTGCTCAAGTTCTACGAGGACACCGGGCTCAGTGCGCGTGGTGACGCACTAAGGTCTTACACGATACTGCATGAGCTGGCACACGCGGCTACCTACGGCGCCCTGCGCAACAAGCCTTGGTTTGCTCTTGAGCTGACGGGCCTGCGCGAGCACGTCCGGCAGTACCTTGAGGAGAGGATGGGCGGACTGCCACCGACCGAGTACGTGCGCTATGGCCTTGAGAAGACCAAGCTCGACGGGCGGCCGAACCCCATTGACGAGTTCTTGGCAGAGGCATGGACGAATCTGGAGCTGCGCGCGATTCTGAAGCGCGTGCCGGCTCCCACCCCTGCCACCACTCCGACCCTCTGGTCACGGGTACAGTCGGCGTGGGACGCGTTCAAGGCTTTGGTGCGGCGGGTCCTTGGCCTGCCCGAGCCTGTCAAGCCGGTGGAGACCAGCGTGCTCGACGTGATCTTCTCGATGACCGATGAGCTGTTCACCGGCGAGAAGGTCGACATGACTGACATGCTTGAGGCGCGGATACCGGACGCGGTCCTTCGTGCCCCCGCCGCCGCCATTCTTGAAAAGCATGTTGGCATATCTAAGTGGGCCAAGCGCATCCGCGATCGGGCCGTGCCGCCTCTTGGCGCCATGAGCATGGAGCAGATTCGCGATCTGTACGCCAGCGGGTTCCAAGGTCCGCAAGGCAACCCGCTGACTGACTACATGACTGCGTACTTCAAGCGGGCTGCTGAGAACTCCCGATTGATGGAGCGCGCCGAGAAGATCGTGCAGCGGTGGACCACACTGCAGCAGAAGAACCCTGCAGCCGCCGTCGAGCTGTCGCGCGTGGCCACTGAGGCCAGCCTGTATCGCGTGTCGCCCGGTGAGGCGGTGACCAGCCTTCGCAACAAGCACCTGATAACGCCAGCAGGGCAGCAACGCTGGGCCGAGCTGAACGCTCGGTACCGCGCCATGCCGTCAGAGTACCGACAGATGTACGACGACCTGCAGGCCTACTACCGCAACGCGCTTGCCGAAGAGTCTACCCTGATCCTGCAGAACGCCCTGCGGTCGGTGTTGGCCACTGGCGCCGGTGCTCCGCTCGACATCGAGACGTTCGAGGATACGTTCACGCTCAAGAAGCTCGAGGGCATCACGCCGGAGAAGCTGAATGAGATGCTTGGCGATCTCGCCACGCCTGACATGAAGGCGACGATCAACCAGCTTGCTCGCCTGCCGGAGATGCGGCAGGGTGACTACTTCCCCCTGATGCGTTACGGCGACTTTGTTGTGTACGCGTCGCGCGAGACCGAGCGCAAGACGTTCACCAACAACAAGGAAGCGCAGGCGTATGCAGCGACAAAACGCCGCGATGACCCGACGCTGGATGTTGGCGTCTTCGCGGTCGACGACAAGTTCGTAGTGCGGGTCACCGAGAAGGAGTTCAGCACTGCCGAGTCGCGCACCGAGGCGGAGGAGATCCGCCAGCGGATGGTGGAGACCTACGGCGCTGACGCTGTATCCGACGTGCAGCGCCGGTCGCAGTTCGCACAAGACGCGGTGATTCAGTCGAACTCTGCTCTTGCCTCTATTCTCGGCAGGCTGGAGGGCAACGCGGCGGCGCAGGCGGCTATCAAGAACTTCTACCTGCGGTCGCTTTCGGACTCCAGCTTCCGCAAGCACGAAATTCGCCGCAAGAACCGGCTGGGCGTGAACTACGACATCCAGCACCGGAACTTTGCCAACTACGCCAAGCAGTCGGCGTACTACACCTCACAGCTGCAGTACGGCTGGCAGCTTGGTCGGCACCTGCGGGATATGGACGAGTTCGCCAAGCGGACCCGTGGTACCGACGACATCTCGGCCGTGCGCCGCGGCGACGTGGTGAACGAGCTGAAGAAGCGCGACGAACAAATGGCCGAGCTGCCGGAAATCGTGAAGATCGTGAGGCGCGGGACGGAGTTTGCGCAGTTCATCTCTCTCACCACACCTGCGTACTGGATGACCAACGCCACCCAGCCGTGGATGATTACGCTGCCGTGGCTGGCCGCCCGGTACGGCTGGCGGTCCGCTGGCGCTGCCTTGGGTATGGCGCAGAACCTCATCAAGTCGCCGCTCCTCAAGGCAGTGGTCGACTCCAAGGGCGGTATTGCAGCTGCACGCAAACTGACCGGCAAGGTAGCGGCTGAGCAGGCGTTCTCGGTCATCGACCAGATCATCGATCAGATCCGGAACGACTCCAGCCTGCCGGACGGCAGGGGCGAGAGCTACATCGCCATGCTGACCGAGCTGCGTCGGAACAACGTCATCGACCTGTCGTGGATTGCAGAGCTGCGCGACATTGCTGAGGGGCAGGACCTATCCCCCACCCAGCGGCTCCTCGACGCCTCTCGCATCATGGCCCACCTGACCGAGGTGAACAACCGCGTGCTGGTGGCCATCGCTGCCTACGACCTCAAGTACAACGAGGTGGTAGAGGCTGTCGGTGAGGTTGAGGCCGACCGGCAGGCTACGCTGTACGCCAAGACTGCGGTCTCCACGACGCAGTTCAATTACGGCGGCGCCAACAAGCCGCGGTGGTTCCAGACGAACGGGCCTCTCGGTGCCGGTGCTCCTCTCGTAACACAGTTCATGCAGTGGCCGCAGCACATTTACGCCATGATGGGCATGAACCTGTACAAGTGGACGAAGGGCGACAAGGAGGCCAAGCGCATCTTCCTGAACGTGCTTGCCACCCACACTCTTGCCGCCGGCGTGGCTGGCTCCATGTTCCAGCCGATTAAGTGGGCTGCCGGTCTGGTGCTCGCGCTGTTCGGCGACGATGACGAGCCGTACGATGCGGCGTCGGCGGTCAGCGGGCAGGCGTTCGACTGGTGGTTCCAGAAGAACCTCGCCGCGATCACCGGCTCGCCGGCGCTGGCTGAGGCTGCCACCAAGGGTATCCCGGCATTGCTCGGCGTCGACCTGTCGAAGCGGCTCTCGATGGGCTCCATCTTCATGGCCGACCTGCGGCCTGAGAATGCTGACTCATTCCTTGGTAGCGCGGTTACGTCGTTCGGCGGACCGTGGGTCGGCATCGGCGTGCAGTGGGGGCGCGGTTTCCAGCAGGTCATGGAAGCGTCTGCCAACGGCGACGTGCGTGGGTTCTTCCGCGGCTTGGAGTTCGTCATGCCGAAGATCGCCCGCGACTTCCTGCGCGCTGGCCGCTTTGCTACCGAAGGCATTACGTCCACTCGGGGCGACGTACTCGTCCCGGCGGACGACGTTTCTCCGCTGGAGCTGTTCACCCAGAGCCTTGGCCTTACCCCGACGGCGGTTTCCCGCTTCTACGACAAGCGGGAGTACCTCACCCGCCGGGCGCGCCTTGCCTCTGAGCATAAGCAGGAGATCGTGACACGTATCCTGAAAGCCGACCCGTCTGAACGGGGCAAACTCATCAGCGAGGCTGTTCAGCACAACAAGATGTACCCAGACGCCCCGATAAGCATCGCTGGTCTGATTCAAGCCATGCGGAACAAGCGTGAGCGCGAGGTGCGCACGCAGACCTACGGAGCGAATCTGAATGACCGACAAGCAGCAGTCTTCGGGCGCGAAGCAGACTTTCTCAGGTAGCGACCGCCCTACGTGCCCCCGTTGCGGGCGCAAGATGATCCGTATGGCCCGCACCGCTACTGGGCGATTAAGGTGGGGGTGCAGGTCAAGGAGCGGCGGCGAGGACAAGTACTGCTACAGCACAACTACACCCATAGATGGGTACGTGGCGAAGCAGAACGGGACAAACGTGCGCGTCGACCGCCCACGGTTCAAGCGTAGCCTGACTCGCCGCCGGCTCGTAGTGACATCGGCTCAGAACGCCACGCCAGTCCACGCGGGGTTCCTAGAAGCACTGAAGGGCTATTGTTCGGTCTGGGACGCCGACCTCGTGGTCATCCCGACCCGCTACAAGAACCCTACTTCCCGGTGGAGCGAGTCGCAGCAGAACGCTGAAGTGTGGGACCCAGCCCTCACTCCGTACCTGCACAACCAGCGGAAACGCTTGAGCAAGCACCTTGTCCTGCTCGGGGACATCAAGACCGTCCCCACTGCCCAGCACCCGCTATCCGGGTTCGAAGGCATTACCCACGGCGAGTCGGGCATCCTCGGCCATTCGAAAATGGCCCTGCGGACAATTGCAACCCCGCACGGCGCCCTGCCCAAGATCATGACCACGACCGGTGCGGTGACCGTCCGGAACTACACCGACAGCAAGGCGGGCAAGAAGGGTGAGTTCCACCACGTGTTTGGAGCCTGCGTCGTCGAGCTGGATGGCTCGCGCTTCCACCTCCGGCAGATCAACGCCATGGACGATGGCTCGTTCATCGATCTAGACACCGAGTATCTGCCGGACGGCACGGTCCGCCCTGCCCCTCCGGCTTTGGGACTGGTGATGGGCGACACACATGTCAGGTTTGTTGACCCAAAGGTGGTCAAGGCCACGTTCGGTCCCGGCGGCATCGTCGACAGATTGAACCCCCAAGCCCTCGTCTGGCACGATGTGCTGGACGGCTTTGCAGTCAACCCACACGAGCGCCATGACCCATTTGCAGCAGTCGCCAGACACAGAGACGGAAGCGCCGACTTCGCTCGAGAGGTGGCGGAGGCAGTGCATTTCATCCGCGAAAAGTCGGCGGGCCGCCGGGCCTACGTCGTCGCCTCCAACCATGACGACTTCTTCCGTAGGTGGCTGGTGGACTCGGACTGGCGGAAAGACCCCACCAACGCGGTCTTCTACCTGAAGACGGCCGCCGCCCTTGCCGAGCAGGCAAAAGTAGCTGAGGGTGGGGCCAGCTACCCAGACCCGTTTGCCTTGTGGTTAGAGTCGCAGCTGGACGAACGTGACGACATCCGTTGCCTGAAGCCAGACGAGTCCTGCCTCATCGGGGGTATCGAGTGCGGCTTCCACGGGCACCGCGGCCCGGACGGCGCGAAGGGCACGGTGAACAACTTGTCCAAGATTGGCGTCCGCGTGATCTCCGGCCACAGTCACAGCCCTGCCATAGAGGGCGGGCACTATAGAGTAGGCACAAGCACATACCTGAAGCTGTCTTATACGCAGGGACCAAGCAGCTGGCTTAACACGCACGCCGTCATCTACGCCAACGGCAAGCGGACGCTCATCAACATCATCGATGGCAAGGCGTGGATGTGATCTCCAAGCTCATCACGCACCCGGCGAAACGCCCCAAGCCGGGGCCGCAGTACGACCCCCAGCGTGAGCGCGTGTACGCCATGGAGCGGGAGATCATTGGGATGTGCGTGCACCATGCCGCCAAGCGGGCCGATCTGCTGAAAGTCATTGAGCACGCCTGCAAGTACTACGGTGTCCCCACGCCGAAGCTGGTGGTCACTAACCGCCCTGACGAAGCTGTGTTCGGCTGGACCGACCACAGGAAGATCGTCCTGAACCGGGGGTACCATGGGGCCAACACCCCTACCTTGCTACACGAGTTAGCACACTGGGTAGCCGACCAGTTCGACCCGTCACGTGTCGAAGCGCACCGGCCTCAATTCGTGGGCATCTATATGCATCTGTTGGAGAAGTACCGGCTCATGCCGGAAGCCGGCTTCCGCAGCCTCGCCAAGAAGTACAAGGTGAAAATCTCATCGAAGTTTTTGCCAGAGGACCTTAAAGCATGGGCCAAACGAAACTCGTCAGCCTGATCGAGCAGCTACTGAACGTAGCTTCCGGGTTCGTGTTAAGTGTGCTAGTATGGCAGACCGTGGGGCCGCTGTTTGGCTACGAAGTGACTATCGCTGCCAACCTCGGCATCACCAGCATCTTCACCGTCGTCAGTGTGGTCCGGGGGTACATCTGGCGGCGCTTCTTCAACGCGAACCTCCACGAAGCTGTAGTGCGTTGGGTCAGGAGATTTGCCGGATGAACGATTCCCTGCAACCAAAAGACACCAACCCCAAGGACGCCATCGGTGCGACCAAGCTGCCGATGCACCTCGTACCCTCGTCCGTGATGACCTATGCCTCGCTTGCGTTTCTCGAGGGCGCACTGAAGTACGGCAAGTACAACTGGCGGGTTGCCGGGGTGCGGGCTTCAATCTACATCGACGCCATGCACCGACATCTGCACAAGTTTCAGAACGGCGAGTGGGCCGACCCCGAGACCAACGTTCCTCATCTCGCAAGCATCATCGCCTGTGCCGGCATCCTGCTGGACGCCAGAGAATGCGGTAAGCTGACGGACGACAGGCCGCCGGCCGTGGACTATCGCCTTGCCATTGACTCGCTGATGCCCGTCATTGAGGACCTGAAGCAGCTCCACAGTGACAGGAACCCCTACCACTACACCATTGAGGACACTGAACGTGAAAAAGCCGACACGTGAGAGCACCAAGGCGTACTACGACAAGTACCACGGCACGGAGGAGGCGAAGAAGCAGCGCGCCATGCGCAACGCTGCGCGCCGTCAGGCTGAGCGCGAAGGCAAGGTCAGGAAGGGCGACGGGAAAGAGGTTGACCACAAGAAGGCTCTGAGCAATGGCGGGACCAACGCCAAGAACAACCTGCGGGTCGTAGACCGCTACACGAACCGGTCGTACAAGCGCGACAAGAACAACAAGCCGATCTGACTACTGCAGCCGTTCAGGGACCTGCACGAAATAGCTCACCCCCGTGCCGTCGGGCCGGGGGACTCCCTCCGCCACGAACATTGCGTAGGGGATGGGGCTGATGATTTCCTCTGCCTCCGTCTGTGACTCGGCCGAAATCTCGACCTCGTAGGTCTTTCCACCGCGGTGGATCTGAAACAGGTACCAGTTCATGGCACGTCTGCTACTCCGTTGACTGATCGGCGTCGTCACCATCTGAGGCGTAGTTTACCTCGATAAGCCCCATCTGCGGAAGCGCGTACGACGTTCCAGCGCCAAGCACTCCGCGGATCGTCTTGGCGTGCAGCTCCCTGCGCCTCATGTCGGCGATGATGAGTCGGGCCGACATGTGGAATTGCCGCTCGGCGTAGTCGTTGAACAGCTTGATCGGAAACCTGACGAGACCTTCCTCATCCGAGCGATGAACAGTGACCTTGTCCGACGGGTTGTTGGGCGGCCGGACAATGCGCGGGTCCCCGCTCTTTCCGCGGCCCCGAAACTTGTCGGTGACCAACACCTCTGACTGATAGAACGTCAGGAACGACGCAATGATCTCCTCCGGGCTAACAGTCGCAGCTGTGGACACACGCCGCTGCCGCATGCTCGTCAGCACTGCACGCAGCTGCTTGTAGAGCCTTGGGACGTCGAACTTGCACACATCGGCCTCGTTGGCCAACTGCGCCCCCGCCAGCAGCACTGCCATCGTGCCCACCCAGAACCGCTCGACTGGCAGGGCGCCGACGTCTTTGGATACCTTGACCTGCATCGCCTCGACCAGCTGCTCGACCTGCTCAAGGTGCGTGACGAGATAGCGAGCGTACTCAACCCCAGCCCAGCCGTAGCTCTGGTTGAGCGTAGCTACCGCCCGCTGCACCTGCTGACTAGCCTCGACCGAGCACTCCAAGGCGTCGGCCGTGACCTCGAACGTCCGGAGTACACCGGCGTCTGAGCCGGAGCCGACCGTGGCCATGGCGTCGAAGATTGAATCGTTGCTGGCGACCACCACCATCGTCTGCCAGTCGTAGACCTCACGCAGCGACGATGACGAGTCCAGTCGGGACTTCTCTTTGCCCTGTGTGATCTGGAAGGCCAGCTTCTTGAAGCTCTCGATCGTCTTCTCGCCGCGGACCTCGTCCCAGTAGGCCGGCAGGTTCTGGATGAAGCCGACCTTCTTGGCAACCGACAGCACCGTGTCGTCGACCGAGTTCACTGCCTTGGTAGGCGACCCCCAGACGGCCTGAGCCGCCCGCATCGCCGTGGTCTTGCCGGCACCGGACTGCGCCGACACGAACGAGAGGATTGACCCCTGCAGCCCTGCAAACCTGAGCAACGGCGTCGCGAATGCACTTGCCAACATGATCGTGGCGGTAGGAGAGCCATCCTTCAGAAGCATGTCAGCAACGACACGCCAGTCATTCGGGTCGCCGATTGGCGTGTAGTGCCGGGTCAGGACTTCGAAATCCTTGGTCGGCCTGACCCCCGTCTTCTCCGTGCCGTCACGGTTGAGCGTGATGTTGGCACAGCCGAAGCCAGAAATCTTGTTGTTCTCGTCCGTGAGCCAGCCGAGCTGCTCCGAGAGCGTCTCGACTTGCCGGGCCTGCTGCATTTTTTTCAGCCACGTACTCATGAGTTTAACGAATGCCTTCGTCTCCTGTTCGTCAATTGGAACCCCTACCCTGAACATCTCCTCGCGCAGCTTCATCGTGTTGCCGAGGGTCGATGACGGTAGCGACACCTGCCTGCTGGAATTGTTCCCCAAGTGAGCACGGAACTCGAGTCCGTGGCTGAGCTTGCCGGCGACGCAGACTACCTTGACGTCGTCGATCATGTAGGACAAGGCCTTCTGCCACGAGTACTCTTTGGTCTCCTTGTCGTAGACCTTCATCTCCATCGACCGGCCGTCGGCCCCGGGGCGCCACGTCGTCAGCACCACGCCAGCCTTGGCTGCCGGGCTGTTGGGCGTTACGCTCTCAAGCTGTACCGGCGACTTGATCTTCCCGTAGAAGGGGCACGTGATGCACTTCGCTGAGTGCCACTGCTGGAAGGTCTCGCACAAGGTGGGGCCAGACGTGTTCCCCAGCTTGCCCTGCCACTTCCGCTCTGTCGCCTCGTGCTCGTAGTCAGGGTGCCCCTCCGACACCTTGTGCACCCAGTCCTCGCCGTCCTCGCAGTGCTTCAGCAACTGCAGGGTGGCCGACCACTCGGGCTCGCTCTGGTGCGCGCCCTTGGTCTCGACGATCTCCTGCATCACCGCGCATTGCGCGATGATGTTGGCCATGACGCCCTTGGGCGCTGCGGTACCGGTGCCCCCGGTGTACTCGTCTGCGTCGGTAGCCCCCGGGCGCACATACGAGGGGAGGTCACCGAGTACCGCAGGCCCAAATGGGGCAGTAGCAGACGGAACCACCTGCGCGGCGGTTCGCGCTACCCCGTTCCCGCTCAGAAGCCTGACGGGCTTCGGGGCCGTGGGATCCTTGAAGTTCGTGGTGAACGGCGGCCGAAGCACCCGACAGCTGTCAGCAGTGCAGACCCCGTCCGCCCGGAGACCGTGCTGCGCCGCAAGATTCTTGAGCCGGGTCGCCAGCGGCTGCCACTCGGCGACCGGCACGGGCTCGGATAGTGGCCAGTACACGTGCAGCCCGTTGCCGCTGGCCACGACGATGGTCGGCGGAGGCACGCCAGACGCGTCACAGAACGCGCGCACGGCCTTCAGGGCGGCACCGGGCGAGCCGTAGCCATCCTTGTAGTCGATGTCCATCCAGAACGCCTTGAGGGCGCTGACGTTGTCCCTGACGCGGACCACCGCCTTGCCGTTGGCGTTCTTGTGGAACCCTTGCCGGAACCCAGCGAGGGCGAAATAGGCGTCCTCCCCGTTGGCCGCGGCTTTCTGCAGCGCGGCGGCGAGGTCTTCGTGAGTGTCTACAACCGTGTGAGCAAAGGTAGAGTACGGGCGACCGTCTTGGTCTACCCGCTGTACCTTTCGGGCAGCGACGAGCTTCGCCCCCGACGGCGTGACTGCCCGTAGGAACTCGACTAGGTTCATGGGAGACGGGGGAGGGTGTTACCCCTCCCCCTTCCGCTCAGAGGCCGAGCAGCTTGTCCACCATGGACCCGATATCGTCGTCGTCCGCGGTCGGCTTGGCCTTCTTCTTGGGCGGGGGCGGCGCCTCCTCGTCCTCGTCGTCCTCGACAACCGGCGGCGGTGCCGGCTTGGCCTTCTTCTTGGGCGGCGGCGGCGGGGCCTCCTCGTCCTCGTCGTCCTCTACGTCCGCTTCACGGGCGGCCGCGCGCACCGGCGGTGCAGGGGGAGCGTCGTCCTCGTCTTCCTCGACCTCCTCATCAACCTCCTCCTCGACCGGAACAGGCTTGGCCTTCTTGGAAGAGGCGGGGGGAGCTGCAGGGGTCGCTTCAGCCCGGCGCCCGGCCGGCGCACCAGACACTACCTCGCTGCCTGCAGTAGTTCCCCCCGCGCCCTGCTCTGCAGCAGCCCCCTCCTGCGTGAGGATCCGCGCTACCTCGTCGGAGGCGCGCAGCTGCTCGATGATCTCGTATTCCTCCTCGGTGACGAACCGTACCACCCGGAAGGTGAACTTCGGGAAGGACGCGTCCTTGTCGAACCCGACACGGATCACGACCGAATACAGGGGAATACCCTTCGGCTTGAGGATCTTCTCAACGAAGTCCTTCAGCGGGTTCAGGCTGGCAGGCGGCACCCGGAGCATGAACACTTCCGGCGGGCTGTCGGGTGTCGCGTCAGCCAGATGGTGGGCGAAGGCAACAACCGTGCGACGGCTGTCCTGACAGGCACGCGACTTCTTGCCATCGTCGGTGATGCGGCTGCCCCAGACGTTATTCGGGCAGGCGGCGCACAGCTCGGACACCGGCTCCGGTACAGTGGAGTCCGGACGCACGCCGTCGGTGGAGTAGCACTTCGGCGGGCTGTTGTCGCCCTCGACGTACTTCGCTCCGTAGTACAGCTTCGACGGCAGGCGGTTGGCTTTGAGGAACACGATCTCGACCGACGGCATCGCATCGCCGTTCTCGTCCAAGTACTGCTGCTCATCGCCGCTCTTGCGGACGCGCCACACCTTGCCGCGATAGCTGATGATCCCGAAGCCAGACGACACGCCGTCGGTGAACTCCGAGAAGTCTTCGGTCTTGGCCCGCGCAATCACGCTGCGCAGGTAGGCCGGCACCTCAGCTGCGGGGGCCAGATTCTTGGGGGCTACGGTCTTGCTCACTTACTTGCTCCTGACACCGATAAGGGTAGTTGAAGTAATCTTCACGCCGGGGACAGTGACGCCGGACTCCGTCAGCTCGCGGACGACCGTCTTGTTCGCGCGGACGTCCATGATCTCCGGGCCGTACTCTTCGGCGAAAGCGCGGAATGCTTCCTTGTCCTCGACACTGACCGAAGTCTCGACCCGCTTGTAGACGGTACCGGACTTCGAGCGTACGCTCTCGCTGCCAAGTTCGTTCAGGTCGGCAAGCAGCTGGTTCTCGAGAACCTCCATCGCTGCGTTGACCTTTTCAAGGGACTTCTCGAACTCTTCCTTGGCCTGCTTCTTGTGATTGCGAAGCCTGATGTAGGCCTCGATCTTCTCTTGTGTGTTCATGCGTGCCTCATTCGTCGTTGAACAGATCCAGTAGGGCGCCTTGTACCGACGCCTTGTTTCTCAGCCGGGCGTAAACCTTACGCTCGACCGGGGTGGAGTACAAGTGAATGATGTACTGCTTGTGCTTCTGCCCCGGCCGGGTGATTCTAGCACATGCCTGCTCGTAGATTTCAAGTGATGGTACCGGGGAAAACCACACCACGGTGTCGGCCGCGACAAGTGTCAAACCGTGGCTCATGCACTGCGGGTGGGCCACGATCATGCGGGGCTGCGGGTCCCGGTTGAAGGCCCCGAAGATTTCGTCCCGCTTGGCTTTTGGCGTCGCCCCCGTCACCAGTGCCACCGACAGCTTCCGGCGGAGCATGTCCTCGTACACCGCCTCTGCCGTGTGCGTGAATGCGCAGAAGACCAGCAGCTTGTTGGGGGTAGAGTAGTAGTACGTCTGCAGCGCGTCCATCCGGTCCTGACAACCGAGTGCCACCGTCTTCTTGTCACGCGTGTACACAAACCCGCTCGACACCTGCAGCAGCTTTGACATCAGCACCCCTTCGTTGGCAGCAGTGACGGTGCCCTCAGCGAACTCCTTGCGCAGTGCTATGTTCAGTTCACGGTACACCTCCGCCACTCGAGGCGACGGGTCGACCTTGTGGTCGATGTAGGTGGTCGGTGGCAGCTCTATGCAGTCGTCCCGCTTGAACCGGACGGCGGGCTGGAGGGCCTCGTAGACCCTCTCGATCGCATCGTGCTTGTTGACCCAGCGGAAGGTGGAAACTTTGATCTGGGTCTGGTCGCGGAACGCGTTGAAGTGCTTCGGCACGCTGTCAGGCGTGACCATCCGCGCCAGTCCCCACGCATCGGTGGCGGCGTTGGGTGCCGGGCTGCCGGTGAGCGCCCAGACGTAGGGCGCGTTGACCACAAGGGCGTTCATGGCCTTCCACCGCTCGGTGCGCTTGTTCCGGTACACCGAGGCTTCGTCAAGGATGATCACGTCGAACGCCGCGTCGATCAGTTCTTTCTGGATGGTCTGCACTCCGTCGTGGTTGATCACGCAGATGGGGGCACCGCTGGCAAGTTTCTGCAGCCGCTTGTCACGCGTTCCGTGCAGCACTGCAACCTCTAGGTGGGGGAAGAACTCGAACACCTCCCGGTCCCACACCTGTGACAGCGTAGACAGCGGAGCAGCTACCAGCACACGTCTGGCAAGACCTTGCTGCAGCAGGTAGTCGGCGGCGTAGAGAGCAGCCCGCGTCTTGCCGGTGCCCATCTCCGACAGAATGTAAAGCCGCTTGTTCATCGTCGCAGCGGCGGCCGTCACTCGCTGAACGCGGAACGGCTTGGGGCCGGGCCACTGGTACTTGCTCATGATTGGCGCCGGCACTACGAACCCTAGGTTGCGGAGCAGGCGCACCGCATCCTCTTCGTTCGGTACGTGAATGGTGCCGTCGGGCTGTGGGGTGCCGAGCCGCAACGAGCGCAGCATCGGGTGATCCGGCGCGACGATCTTGCCGTCGCGGACCTTAAGTTTAGAAAAGGAAGTGCTCACAGGTGTCCAGCCACATCTTCAGTTCAGCCAGTCCATCGGGGGATCCGTCTACCACGAACACTACCCCGCCAGCCTGAGCGATGTCGGCCACCGTCAGCGCCTGCCGCTGCGTCAGCTTCTTGCCGGGTGCTTTGGTCTCGATCGCAAAGTACCGGCCGCGGTAGCAGCAGTGAGCATCAAGCCCCGACTTGCCGTAGCCGCTCGGCACCGGCCATTCTTGGTACAGGTCTTTGTACGTGGATAGCAAGGCCTTCACCTGTTTCTTGACTTTGCCTTCAGGGGTCACGGGTCAGCCTCCAGCTGCGCAGCATCTTGTTGACCAGTCGTACGTTGGATTCGTGGTCGGCGTTTTCCTGCTTGCGTTTTTCAGTAGCGGCACGGTACGCAGCAACCTGCGCGGGGCTAAGTACCACCGGCTTGGCAAGTGCCTCTTCGTGCGACATACCTGAGCGCCGGCGTCTCCAGTACGTGCTTGTCGCCAGTCCGACCTTGGCGCACGCGTCACGAAGAACGGGTTTTCTTGGCACGGGAGCCCCTCCGCTTGCCCAGTACCTCCTGCGCTAGGCCGATCACGATCAGGGTCACGACGTAACAGGCACTGAACACAAAGAAGAATGCCAACAGTTCACGCGAGTTCATCGGGTCTTCTCCGTAGTGGGACCAGCAGGCGTAACCCGTGCTTGGTTATGTGCAGGCGGTACACCTGCGGACTGCGCAACACTGACACGGTCCTGAAATACGCCCGACGTGCGGGGGTCTGAGACAGGCTCGACGGGTCGCACTTCCGTACGTACTTGATCGTCGAAAAGATCAAGCTGAGAGGGACTGCGCAATGCTCGTACACCAGCCAAGCCGAGGGGGAATCTGTTCTTTGCCCAGCCGTACGTTTCTTCGATCGCTGCCCGCTCTCGCTGGTGCGCGTGGACCTTGGCGGCGTGTTCCAGTCGTTGCTCCAGCGAGCCGACGACGTCCAGCAGCTGGCGTATTGTCTCCGCTGCAATGGCGTAAGGCGAAGGGTCAGGATCGGTCGCCTCGAACCGTGCAAGGGTTTCAAGCCATCGGGCGATATCTTCCACCGTGAAAAAACCGGGGCTAACCGTGTTGCCCTTGCCTGCCGCTGCGATCGGTCCGGAACTTGGTGCATTCATTGTTCACTCCTGTCAAACCAATGTGGACACTGCTTCACCGGGCACCAGCCGCAAAGGCGGCTGCTGCGGGCGGGAAAATCGGTCGTCTTGCCGGCCGCGTACATTTTGTTGACCCGCTCGATGTAGCCGCTCCACGTGTCAAGCAGCTCAGCACGGGTGAACCGCCTGCCGGTGCACTGACCATCACGGAGCCATGCGTACACCAAGCGGAAGTTCTCAGCCTCCGGCATGTGTTGGGCCAGCACAGCAGCGGACAGAATCAGCTGGTCCCAGCTGTCTTTCTGCTTGCCGGTCTTCCAGTCAACGATCACGCAGCCGCTCACGTGGTCGATCACGAGGTCGGCCACTGCCCGCACCCAGACGTCCTTGGCGAAGAACCCGGTTGGCTCAAGGTCCCTGTTGAGCGCCAGCTTAAGCTCGCCTGACTTCGCGCCGGGCAGAGAGATGAACTTGAGAGCCATCCGCTCATGCACCCGCATGGGCAGAGGGAGAGGGACACCCTTCACGACACGTGCGTACAGCGCCTCGTGGATCGCCCTGCCCTCCGCTGCCTCTTCGCTGTCCTCGTCCTTGACGTCTTTCGCAATGCGCAGGTGGTAGTACTTCTTCGGGCACTGCTCGTACGTCGAGAGGGCCGAGTAGCTCCATGCAGGGTTCTTCACTTCGCGTCTCCGTAGTTCGCCCCGATGCCTACTTCGGCGGCGATAGGTAGGGTGGGTGCCCACTCAGGTGGCGTGGACATGATGGTATTGATGCGGGCGGCTAACGCGTGGGCATCTTCGTGGGGCACCACGTACACAAGCTCGTCGTGCACTTGCAGAGCCGGGCGCAGCCCGAGTTCTTTGTAGATGGTGAGCATCTGCTGGATGATCACCGTCCGTGCCAGCGCCTGCACTACGTTCTCTACAATCATGCCGCCCCAAAGGTGCCGGACAGCCCCGTCGTAGAATGCCACGTAGCTTTCCGTAGTGTCGCCGTAAGTGAGGTTGGGATACTTCACCACCATGCCATTAGGCAGGCAGATGCCGTGCGGCGTGATGCTGAGGTACTTGTAGTTCAGCAGGTCACCACGCTGAATCGAGACGAGCATCCGCTCAGCAATAGTCCACATCTTCACAATGCTGCGGTACGTGTTCCGGTACGTAGCGACGTACCGCTCCGCCGTCTCCGTGTCGATGCGGACACCGCTCTGGAGCAGGAACAACCGAAGCCGTTCAGTCCCCATGCCGTACCCGAGACCCAGAATGCAGCACTTCCCGATGAATCTCTCGTTGGGGTCAGCCTTCGTGATGGTCCTGCCGAACAGTTTGGAGGCGAACGCACTGTAGACGTCCTCACCGGTAGCGAACGCGTGCACCAGTGCGGCCTCGCCGGAAAGGTGTGCGTTAATGCGCGCCTCGATTTGCGCCAAATCAGCCGTGATAAC